TTATTCATAATGCTTACTCACCTCCTGTATAGTTACTATGGATATAGATTTAAAATCACTTTCTGTATCTGGTTCGCCTTCTTCATTACAAGGATAAAAAATCAATCTATACTGTTTATTTATATCTAAAGCATACATTCCATCGTAATTACCAGATAACTTATGGAGCCTTAGAAATTTATATGATGTATTAAAAAAGTCTAAATTTGGAGCCTTTGCTATCCATTGCAGTCTTTGGAACATCTTCAATGCTACATCTTGCCCTAATTTCTTTATTGCCTCTTTTTTATTTTCGCATATTTTCTGCACTTTTTTATCGCTATATCCTATATCCATTATATAATTTTCAGCCCCCCTTTGTCACCTATATTATTTACCTAATAGGTAAATTTTAATCATTAATTTTCTACTTTATAGTATATTATTTCCTATTTTATGTGAATATTTACTTTTTATAAAAATAAAAAAGGGCTAGATACCTTAATTGGATATCTAGCCTTAATAATTACTCTACTATATTTTTAATTTCTTCTAATTTAACCTCTAGATCTTCACATCTCTTTTTAATCGCTTCTATACTATCATTTTTACATATCTTTCTACTTTCGCAGAATCCATATTGCATATAATGATCTATTCCTGATATAAAGCTACCCTTTTCTACTGCCTTTTCTACATCTTTATTTAATTCAAGATAAGCTCCCTCATTATATTCTACTGGAATAGGTGGAAGTGGTTTTCTACCTTCCTTTTTACCATACTTCTCATAATGCTTATATGGATCATTTTTATAAGTAGCACTATTGGCTACATCAGGATACTTCTTTAAGTACCAATTTTTACTGAATATATACATAGAATAATTCATCTCCTCTTTATTTTCATTATTATTAATAGCTAAATTACCATTTAATTTATTTTTAAAGTTAGACCATCTACTCCAATTGTTAGCTGACCAGTTAGGACATACTTTTGTACCTCCACTAACTTCGTAATGAGTTCTTACATTTGAAATTGGTATATTATACTTATTCATTAAATACTTACAAAGTTCAACTGCATTATTTTCAGTAGTTTCTGTAACTAATAGATTAGGTCCTATACAGCACATTTCTATACCTATACTATTTTGATTGTTAACTTCAGTCCTTGTATTTCCCACATGCCAAGCTCCACACTTATCTTCTACACTTTGCCATATAGAATTGTCATCAACAAAATAATGCGCACTACCTTGTCTATCTCCCCCAGCGAAGTAATTAGCATTATTAGCTGCAGTTGAACTTTGAGCGCCAACATAATGCATAACAATATACTTTGGATTATTATAATCATAATGATTATAATCACTTATCTTTCTTTGAATTGGTAACATAATTAACACTCTCCTTAATTTATATTATAAAAACTTAGGTGTTATTGTTATAAACAAAAAGGACCATATAGGCCCTTTAATTATTCTGATTTATTTAATTGTTTATATGTTTGATTTACTCCAACAGCTACACCCCAACAAAGTATTCCATATAACAATCCATTAACTATAGTATCTAAAGATACTTTGTATTGAGTATTTATAATATTTAATAATACAGCTATAGTAATTGCAAATAACATTAACAATGAAGTTATAAACTTATCTGGTACAGTTTCTAACTTTTTAAGAAATACACCCATTACATAAGTTGCAACAATAACAATAATTAAAAACTCCGGTATAAAAGTTAATAAATTTTCCATGATTAACACGCTCCTCTTTCTTCTTCTAATCCATCAATACGCTTATGCGCTGATTTTACACTTTCTTCATTTCTTATAACTCTCTCTTTAAGTTCTGTCACTTCTCTATCCCTAGCTTTATTATCTAATCTTATTTCATCTACAGCAGTTGCTATGTAATCTAATTTAGCCCTAGTATCTGCTTCCTCTCTTGTATCTGCTCTAATATCATTTGTACGATTTCTTTGAAAAGTAAAATAACTTATTCCTGCTCCTATAATGCTACAAATTAATGCAATGCTTATTGTTTCCATCTTTACACCTTCCTTTTATTTTTTTGTATTAAAAAAGAGCCTTTCGGCTCCTAACTTTTCCATGAATATATTTAATATCCCTTCATAAAATATTACTGTGAATTATTTCACCCACTTTAAGAGAATAAGTTGATTGCTACGGGATTTAATTAACAACTTATTCTCTTTTAAGGAAGTTATATTTTATCTGACTTCTTTAATAACCTATTCAGTTTCTTTAATAAAAATAAGTTTAGAGATAATAGAAATATAATATTATTAACGACTTAACTATATTTAATATTCTTGGAATCACTCATCTATTATATCTATTCTTATTTTTATTTTTCATATATATCAATTTTAAGTAACAATTTTTATCAATTACGTACTAAAAAAATACCGCATATTAATTTTTAATAATACGGTATTTTCATAGTTAAATATTTAATTTTATCCTCGTAATACTTTTAAATTACTCATATGGGCTTTTAATAGGTTTTTGCTCAACTTTCCATGGAGTGGTATCCTTAAGATTATAGACACAAGTTCCATCCCTACTATATCCATCAATTTCAAATTCAGTGCCTTCAAAGCCATTCATATAGACAAGCCAGATTCTCGTGCCACCAGCTTCAATTATTTTTGCCATTTTAACTTCTGAACTATTAACTTGTTTTACACTTACCGTTTCTATCTCATTATTTAATATCACTCCAAAATATATTGGTAATGAAGTTTGCTTAATTGCAGGAAAGTATTGAACTGTTAAATCCCTTGCATCAAAGCCATCAATTGAGGAAACTCCACTGTATAAATCCTTATATCCAAATAAGTTTTTATTAACAAAGGCTGTGAAAAGATATTCTTTAAAATTCCCTGTACTAATGCCGAAAATAATACTTCCTTTATCGGTAGGTTCCTCATAAATTATTCTATGATTACTAGTTGTTTCAATATTCAAAGCTGCTTCTATACTTTTTTCCCTACCATTACTATTAATCACTATAAAGGTTGAAATTACTATTACAGTCATGATTAATGTAATAATTAATATAAATTTCTTCTTTATAATAATCCCCCCATTTTATTTTTGTTTAGAGAACATTGCTTTAAAACTGTTCACAAAACCTACTTTACAAATTCTTGTTTATAGAGAAGTTTAATACTCAACTAACTCGCATAACTTTAAAGTTTTCTATAATTATTTTATTTTTATATTTCTTATTGCATCTACTAGAATGCATGTACACACCACTATTATTCCACATAGTATAGATATTGCTGTAACGATTAGTCCAATATCACCTGGACCTGCTCCTATAGCATATCCTACATTTATGGATAGAAATTCAACTAAAAAATATGTTATAAAACCTATAATTATAAAAAGTATATACTTCATTATACCAACTCCTTTATATTTATTATTTTTTATTTAAGATTATTCATATTTATAACAACTTCATATTCCAAACAAGTATCCCCAATACTCCACCTACAGTTAAGCATAATAATAACCAACCTGTCTTATTAGAATTTACACTTATTTTTTTATCCATAATAAATCAACCACTCCTTATACTACTTTAGTTCATCTTTAGTTTAAAATTATTCATCAATAATTTATTTTCCACAGTATTCTTTTATTGTATCAATTATTGTGTATGTACAGTAAATTATAGTTGATATAATGGATAGTCCTATTATTGCGAGTGCTGCATCTTTTCCATTAAATCTAAATAGCTCAATGAACATAAAAAGAAATCCCCAGATAATTACTATTCCAAATAAAAATGATTTTATAAGATTTTTATAAATTTTATTCATATATATCCCCCTCTTTTAACTCTAATAATCTACGAACTTAAAATAATACATTGGTTCGTCTAAGTTTAACATTATGACTTATTTCTTTTTTTCATATAGATTAATAAGCCTACTCCAATAATAATTATAATTCCAATACTAATAAGTAAAGGTGATACTTTAATAGCAACTAACTCTGCTTCTACCATCTAATTCATTCCTTTCAATTTAAGTATATTCACGAAAAATTAATACAATTATGAGTTAATTATAGCATATTT